AGCAAAAAATCCTGCGCGATATTGAGCAGGGAAAGGCAGCGGCACACAAAGACGCTGCCGCGACGGATAAGGAGACAAAAACTATGCTGATATACAGAGACCCAGCCACGGGCTGGCTGTACCGGGTAAGCCCGCAGCCGGAAAACGGCATTTATGCGATGCAGTATCGAGATCCGGCGAACAGCGTCGTATGGAAACCCGACATCACATGGAATACCAACGCCGTTTACCGTGACCGTGAGCACTTGCAGGAGGGCTTAGAGGCCCGTGCGAAACGCGACGGCTGGGAGCTGGTATCCAGTTCAGCGAGCAGTGAGCCGCCGGAGGTTGTGGACAAGGGAGAAGAGTATTCACCTTGTGACACATGTCGCTGCCCGGATTGTATTGACCGCTCATGCCCACAGGCTGGATGTGATAAGACGGACGGAGGCTTCGGGTGCTTTGCACCATACGAAGAGTGTCCGGCGCCGGCAGAAGAGACGTGTCCGGACGAAAGACTGGAGAAGGAAGTGGGAAAATGCAAAAATCAATCTGCCCCGAATGGGGATGCTGCTGCGACCACGGCCGGGAATGCTGTGCCGGAGCCGGTGGAAACACCGATCACCCCGACGGATGCAAACACCTTGCCGGCCCCCGACTGCCCTGCGGATGCTGGCAGTGCGACACAAAGCCTGTCCGCTGCTGGGCCTGCCTCTTTGGAAGCGGAGCCGGAGGCCACGCCCTTTGACTACTCCGGGCTGGACGATCAGACGGTGGCCACGCTGCACAGCGCAGAAAATATCATACGCAGCGCCCGAAAGGAATACGTCATCAAGGTAGCCGACGCTGTGGGCATGGCTCATGATGAGCTTGTCGCAAATTGCGACAAGCGCGGTAATCAGTATTCTGAAAATACTTTCCGTGCATGGTGTGCCAGCGTAGGGATTGGAAAGGATGCCGCCTACCGGCTACTGCAGGTCAGCAATCTTCTTGAAAGCAGTACTCCAAACGAGCAGAAAATTTTGAAGCAGGCCAGCCCTTCGCTGCTCTACGCCGCCGCCCGTCCATCCGCAGAGCCAGAGGCCGTTGCAGCGCTCAAAGGCGGCGATATCACCACACACAAGCAGTACAGGGAACTGGAGGCCCAGCTGAAAGCCGAACGCGAGGCGCGGGAGAAGGCAGAACATGAGGCCGAACTCGACCGCAAGGAACGAGAGGACGCGCATGCCGCTGCGCTGAGGTATAAGGCAGAAGCAGACCGCCGGGCACAGGACCAGAACCGGCTGGAGGGGCTTGTGCAGACTGTCACGCATGAGCGCGACGGCGCCCGTCAGGCATTGGCAGCCGCCAAGCTGCGGGGCGACAAGCTGAAAGAGGAAAACGATGCGCTGCGTGAGCAGCCGATCCGGGGCGATTTTGCTGACGCCGACGAAATCGACAGACGCGCCCAGGAAAAGGCCGAAGCGATGACGGCGGAATACCGCGACCAGATCGCCGAGCTGCAGGACCGTGCGGAAACGGGCGACGCAAATGCCTGCTACGACCAGGTGATCCTGGCCAGCCGCGCGCTGGAAAACGCCTGGACCCTCGCAAAATCCGCATACAAGCGTTTGCCGGCAGGCATGCGCGCATATCCGCGCGAAATGCTGCACAATGCCTTTGCCAAATTCGAGGAGGAATTGAAATGCCTGTAAAGATCATCGAGCTGGAAGCTGAAAATATAAAGCGCGTCAAGGCCGTTCAGATCGTACCGGCACTCAACGGCCTGACCATTATCGGCGGCGATAACAACCAGGGGAAAACGAGCGTTCTGGACGCAATCGCCTGGGCGCTGGGCGGAGACAAATACCGCCCGGAGGCGGCGCAGCGCGAAGGCGCCAACACGCCGCCCCGTCTGCATGTCAATCTCTCCAATGGGCTGGTCGTCGAGCGGCGCGGGAAAAACAGTGCGCTGACGGTGTCCGACCCGTCCGGCCGTAAGGGCGGCCAGCAGCTGCTGAACGAGTTCGTGGAACAGCTGGCGCTCGACCTGCCACGCTTCATGAATATGAACGACCGGGAAAAGGCCGACACGCTTCTGAAGATCATCGGCGTCGGAGACCGTCTTGCGGCATTCGACCGGGAGATCCGCGCGCTGTACGACCGCCGCACCACCATTGGGCAGATCGCAGAACAGAAAAAACATTTTGCCGAGGAGCAGGTGGAATACCATGATGCTCCGGATGAGCCGGTCAGTGTATCCGAGCTGATCCGCAGCCAACAAGAGATACTGGCCCGCAACGGCGAAAATCAGCGCAAGCGTGAACGCGCGGCGCAGCTGGCGCAGCATGTAAAGGATCTGCAGGAGCGTGTGGACAGCCTGGCCGCTCAGCTGCAGCAGGCAAGCGAACAGTGCGCCAATGCGATGAAAGACCTGGAGACGGCTCAAAAATCCGCTGAGGACCTGCAGGACGAAAGCACGGCGGAACTGGAAGCCAGTATCCGAGACGCCGAGGAGATCAACCGGAAAGTCCGCGCCAACCTCGACAAGGCACGCGCTGAAGATGAAGCGCGGAGTTATGCCGACCAGTACAAAGCGCTGACGGATTCCATTGATGCCAAGCGGCAGGAACGCCGCGCCCTTCTGGACGGCGCCGACCTCCCTTTGCCGGGGCTCTCCGTGGACGACGGCGCGCTCACTTATCAGGGCAAGTGCTGGGGCGATATGTCGGGTTCTGACCAGCTGCGCGTGGCAACGGCCATCGTGCGCAAGCTCAACCCGGAATGCGGCTTTGTGCTGCTGGACAAGCTGGAGCAAATGGATCTGCGGACGCTGACCGATTTCGGCAGCTGGTTGGCGTCGGAGGGCCTTCAGGCCATCGCAACGCGGGTATCCACCGGCGGCGAGTGCCAGATCATCATAGAGGATGGGCGCGTGCAGGGCGCAGATATCACGCCTGCACCGCAGCCCAGACAATGGACGAAGGGAGCGTTTTAAATGGGCAGCTATACAGTTTCATCCGGCGTCATCCATGCGCCGGTAAAAGTGGTGCTGTACGGGCCGGAAGGCATCGGCAAAAGCACCTTTGCGGCAAAATTCCCGTCCCCCGTGTTCATCGATACCGAGGGCGGCACGAAGAAGCTCAACGTGAACCGTCTGCCGCAGCCCACCAGCTGGGCAATGCTGATGGACGAGGCCAACGAAGTACGGCTGGGGCATATCCCGTGCGGCACGCTTGTGATCGACACCGCAGACTGGGCCGAGCGTTTGTGCATCCGGGCCGTATGCGACCGTGCCAACGTGAAAAGCATTGAGGCTTTCGGTTACGGCAAGGGCTACACCTACTTAGAAGAGGAGTTCGGCAAACTTCTGGACCTGCTGGAGGATGTGCTGCACGCCGGGCACAACGTAGTCATGACCGCCCACGCGAAACTTTCGAAATTTGAGCAGCCCGATGAAATGGGCCAATACGACCGCTGGACTATGAAGACATCCAAACAGGTGGCTCCGCTGATCCGCGAATGGTGCGACATGCTGCTGTTCGCCAATTACAAGACCATCGTGGTAAAGGACGGCGACGGCAAAAACGCGAAGAACAAAGCACAGGGCGGCCGCCGTGTGATGTATACCACGCACCATCCCTGTTGGGATGCAAAGAACCGGGACGGCCTGGCAGACGAGCTTGCTTTTGATTATGCCGCTATCGCACAGGTCATTCCCGTTCCCGGCGGAGCGTCGCCTGAACCCACACCGCCCGTTCAGCAATTCGGGACGCCCGTAGAAACGCCCGCACCATTCGCGGCCACGCCGGCCGCGCCGCCGGCCGCAAACAAGCCTGTGGATTCCGCGCATAAGCTGGAAGACCAACTGGCGCAGGCCGGTGTGCCGGACAAGCTGCGTCCGCTGATGGCGTCCATGAATGTGACGCCGGACGAGCTGCAGGCTGTTGTAGGGCAGCGCGGATACTTCCCGGCCGATATGCCGGTAAAGGATTACCCGATGGACTTTGTGGACGGCTGCCTGGTCGCTGCATGGGACCAGGTCGCACAAATGATCGTAAACAACCGTGACGTACCGTTTTAACAGAAAGGACTTGAACAGATGGAAAACTATGCAAATGATGCCGGCCGTGAATTTGGCTGGGACGATGAAATTCAAAATGACAGCCCGGACCGTGTGGTTTTGCCGGAAGGCGAATATCCCTTCGAGGTCACAAAATTTGAACGACAGCGGCACCCCGGCAGCGCGAAGCTGCCGCCCTGCGCCATGGCCCTGCTGACCATTCAGATCGACGGCGGCGAAAAAGGCCCTTCCGTTGTCACGCACCGGCTTTACCTGCATACGCGGACGGAAGGACTGCTGTGCGCATTCTTCGAGAGCATCGGCCAGCGCAAGCACGGGGAGGCTCTGCGTCCGCGCTGGAACGAAGTGAACGGCAGCCGCGGCCGCTGCCGCGTCGGCATCCACGAATACACCAACAAATACGGCGATAAACGGCAGTCAAACGAGATCACCCGCTTTCTTCCGCCGGAAGAGCCGAAGGCGGCGCAGGGTCAGAGCTGGACCCAGGGGAGCTTCTGATGGGCGCGCTGCAAATGCGGCCCTATCAGCAGGCGGCCCGCGAGGCGATCCATGCCGAGTGGAACGATGGACGGCGCCGCACATTGCTGGTGCTGCCCACCGGCACGGGCAAGACCATCGTATTTGCAGCGGTGACGGAGGACCAGGTGCGCAGCGGGAGCCGCGTCCTGGTCCTCGCGCATCGCGGCGAACTGCTGGAACAGGCCGCAGATAAAATCAAACGGAGCACGGGGTTGGCGTCGGCTGTGGAAAAAGCAGAACAGACCTGTCTGGACAGCTGGTGCCGTGTAGTAGTGGGTAGCGTGCAGAGCCTGCAGCGGCCCGCACGGCTGGAGCAATTCCCTGCCGACTATTTTGGTACCATCATCATCGACGAGGCACACCACGCGATCACAGACGGATACCAGCGCGTACTGGAGCATTTTCCGGAGGCGAACGTACTAGGCGTGACGGCTACTCCGGACCGCGGAGATATGCGCAACCTGGGCGAGGTGTTCGATTCCCTCGCTTACGAATACAAACTTACGCAGGCGATCCGCGAGGGGTACCTGTGCCCGATCCTGGCCCAAACCATTCCGCTGCAGCTGGACATCAGCCAGGTCGCGCTCAGCGGCGGAGATTTCGCAGTGGGCGGGCTCGGCACTGCGCTGGACCCGTATCTGGAGCAAATCGCGTCAGAGATGCAGACGGCATGCGCGGGGCGAAAAACCGTTGTATTCCTGCCGCTTATCAAAACGAGCCAGAAGTTCCGGGACATCCTCAACAGCAAGGGGTTTCGTGCGGCAGAGGTAAACGGGCAGAGCGAGGACCGGGCAGAAATTCTGTCCGATTTTTCAAACGGCAAATACAATGTCCTGTGCAACAGCATGCTGCTGACCGAGGGCTGGGATTGTCCCAGTGTAGACTGCATCGTAGTGCTGCGCCCCACCAAAGTGCGCAGCCTGTACAGCCAGATGGTTGGGCGCGGCACGCGCCTGTCTCCGGAGACGGGCAAAAAGGATCTGCTTCTGCTTGATTTTTTATGGCTCACGGAACGCCATGAGCTGTGCCGCCCCGCGGACATCATCTGCGAAAACCGGGAAGTTTCCCGGAAAATGACGGAGAATCTGGCGCAGGCCGGATGTCCGGAGGATATCGAGCAGGCTGCTGAACAGGCCAGTGCGGATGTTGTCGCCCAGCGGGAGGAAGCCCTGGCAAAGCAGCTCGCGGAAATGCGGCGGCGCAAGAAAAAGCTGGTGGACCCGCTGCAATATGAAATGAGCATCCAGGCCGAAGACCTGACGGGATATGTGCCGTCCTTCGGATGGGAGATGGGACCGCCCAGCGAAAAACAGACCGCGGCGCTGGAAAAGTTCGGCATTTTACCGGACGCTGTTGAAAGCGCAGGCAAAGCCCAAATGCTCCTGGACCGGCTGAACAAAAGGCGCGGCGCCGGGCTCACGACCCCGAAACAGATCCGATGTTTGGAGAAGTATGGTTTTCAGCACGTAGGCACCTGGCAATTTTCGGATGCAAAATATATGATCGATCGGATCGCCGCCAATGGATGGCGTGTTCCTCAGGCAATAACCCCAAGCGAATACAAACCCGTGACTGTGTGGTGAATTTATGGAAAATCAAAATGATCTGTTGGCGGCGCTGGAATACGTGCGGGCCGGAAACCTTACCTACGATGAATGGACAGCCGTTGGCATGGGGCTGAAAGAAGCGGGGTTGCCCTGCAGCGTGTGGGACGACTGGAGCGCGCTTGACAGCCAGCGGTACCACAAGGGAGAATGCGCCCGCAAATGGGAGACCTTCAGGGGTGCCAGCGGTGCGCCCATAACGGAAAACAGCATTTTTAAAATGGCCTATGACCGCGGCTGGTCCGGCCCGGTTGGGCATGAACTGAACTGGGACGATGAAATTTCCGCTTCGCATTCAGAAACGATCGTAGACCGCCGCTGGGTGGAAGGCCGTGAACTCCACATCCCGGAACACTGGGACCCCGCCCGTCAGCTGATCGAATACCTGGAAACGCTGTTCGAGCCCACGGAAAATGTGGGTTTTGTCACCGCCAGCTGGATGCGCGATGGGCGGTATCTGCCCACACAAGGGTGCTGGGACCGCACGGCCGGTCAGCTGATCGAAGCCTTGACCCAATGCGGCGGAGACATTGGGGCGGTCGTAGGAGATTATGACCCGGAGGCCGGCGCATGGATACGCTTCAACCCTCTGGATGGTCAGGGCTGCAAAAACGACAACGTGACGGAGTACCGCTACGCTCTGGTGGAAAGCGACGGCCTGGACATCGAGACGCAGAACGCCATCATCCACCAGCTGGAGCTGCCGTGCGCGGCGTTGGTATACAGCGGCAAGAAAAGCCTGCATGCCATCGTGCGCGTGGACGCGCCGGATTATGCCGAGTACCGCCGCCGGGTGGATTACCTCTACTCTGTGTGCCAGAAGAACGGGCTGGTACTGGACCAGGCCTGCCGCAATCCCAGCCGGCTGTCACGCATGCCGGGAGCCATGCGCGGGGAGCAAAAACAATATTTACTGGAAACCAATTTCGGCAAGGCGAACTGGGGCGAGTGGAAGGATTGGGTGGAATCTGTTACGGATGATCTGCCTGATACGGAGAGCATGGCCGCGGCGTGGGAAAACATGCCGGAGCTGTCCCCGGCTCTGATCGAGGGCGTGCTCCGCCAGGGACACAAGATGCTGCTGGCGGGGCCCTCCAAGGCCGGCAAGAGTTTTGCGCTCATTGAACTTTGCATCAGCATTGCGGAGGGTGTGCCATGGTTCGGACGGTTCCGCTGTGCACAGGGAAAAGTGCTGTATATCAATCTGGAGCTGGACCGTGCGAGCTGCTTTCACCGCTTCCGTGACGTATACACCGCAATGGAGCTGAACCCGGAGAATCTGCGCAATATCGACGTGTGGAACCTGCGCGGGGCCAGCGTACCCATGGACAAGCTGGCGCCGAAGCTGATCCGCAGGGCCGCAAAAAGCGGATACATCGCCGTGGTGCTGGACCCGATCTACAAAGTTATCACCGGCGACGAAAATTCGGCCGACCAGATGGCGAAATTCTGCAATCAATTCGATTTGGTGTGCCGTGAGCTTGGGTGTGCGGTGATCTATTGCCACCACCACAGCAAGGGAGCACAGGGCGGGAAACGCAGTATGGACCGTGCGTCCGGCTCCGGCGTGTTCGCGCGAGACCCGGACGCCATGCTGGATATGACGGAGCTGGAGCCCACCGAAGCGATCCGCACACAGATGAAGAACCGTGCAGCCTGCGCTGCGTGCTGCGAACTCCTGGACAAACGCGGCCACGGTGACGCATACGGCCCCGACGATGCATTGAGCAAAACACAGATGCTGGCCATCTGCAAAGACCGTCTCGGTCAGGCGGACCTGCGTATGCTTGACGCCGAGATCGAACGCGCTGCTGCCCATGCAATGGAAAAAACGGCATGGCGCATCGAGGGGACGCTGCGTGAGTTCGCCCGGTTTGCCCCTGTAAATCTCTGGTTTGACTATCCTGTTCACCAGTTGGACAGCGGGCTGTTGGAGGACCTGCAGCCGGAAACGGACTTCCGCACAGCGGGCCGTGCGGGCGCCGCAAAACGGTGGGCTGCCACGGACAAGGAGGACACGGTAAAGAAAAACCGTAAGGAGTTGGCCACGGCTTTCGAGGCCTGCACTATGGACGGCGAGGTGACTGTCTACGCGATGGCCGAGTACATGGATCTAAAACCCCGAACAATAAAGCAGCGGCTGAAAGCGGATGGCGGATACTGGATCGATGGAGAAAAAGTAGGCCGCAAAGAACCCGGATACAAGGGGTAAGTGAATTTACAAACAGTATTAAACTGTTTTACTGATTGTAATATTTTTGCAGTCATAGGCCTATTTTTGCACGACACTGCACACTGCAAAATTGCAGTTATAGGCCTATAAACTGCAAAATTGCAGTCGTTTATAGCCCTATATATTATATATACGCGTTTGTGTGTGGGTGTCCCCCCAAGTGTGGGGGGCTTACACCGCCCCCACACCTTGGAGGGCCCCTCCCACACACGGGGCGCCGAAAAAAGAAAGAAGGAAAACGAAATGGAATTTTTCCTGCCGATGATACCGCCCACGGTAACGCACCACGACAAGGAATTACGCGCATTCATGAAAGGCGGAAAGCCACGGGCTGTGCTCCATGATTCTGCTGAACTGAAAAACGCACGTGCAAAGCTGCATGCCCATCTTGCTGCGCATCGGCCGCCGGAGCGTATGACGGGAGCGGTGAGGCTTTGCGTGAAATGGTGCTTTCCCGTCTGCAGCGGACATCACGACGGCGAGTACCGTACAAGCAAGCCGGATACGGATAACCTGGAAAAGCTGCTCAAGGATGTTATGACGGAGCTCGGCTTTTGGATGGATGATGCCCAGGTAGCAAGTGAGCTGTGCGAAAAATTTTGGGCAGAGATCCCGGGCATTTATATTTTGTTGACTGGATTGGAGGAATAGACCGTGGACAATCTGATAGACCGCGCCGAATTATATAAGCATATCGCTGAACTGGAAGAACTTGCACGGAACCGAGTGTGCGATACGCCAACTAACAGCCCCGCGTATATGCGATATGTGGCACAGCTGAATGAGCGGACATATCTAAAGCATGAAATAGCAGACGCCCTCACCATCGATCCGGTGCACGCTGCTGGCGCGTGCTACTGCCGGGAGTGCCGAAACTATAACAAACCTCGATTAGGATGGTGTTCCCATCATATGGACAGAGAAAATCCAGACGATTTTTGCAGCTACGGCCAGCGCCGGGAGGAGGATTGACATGGAAAGATATACATACTTTGACGGTGGGAAATGGCGGCTTAAAATTGGCGATACAGAATACAGTGGAGACTGGGTTGACCGCCTCGCCGCCTACGAGGACACGGGACTGAAGCCGGAGGATATGAAAAGGGCGTTTAATGAGGATGCCGTACTAAAATTAGCTGGACAGGCACTTGGCATGTCACCTGACCGCCTCCGCG